AATAATGCTATTTGTTTGAGGGTCACGAACTAAATGATCATGACCTTTAACTTTAATATAATCCATATTATGCGAGAGTAATTACTCGTAATTCTTTAATTCTTGGTGGATATGTTTGGTTAGTAGAGGTTAAATTAATTTTGATTCGATATGATTTAAACTTAGGCAGAGAAATTGCTGTAAAAGTATATTCTTTAAAATCTAGATCAAGAGAATCAAATGTTCCTGTCGCATTAACTTTTGATATTAATGAATCGGGTTGTCCATCACTATCACTGATATTAATAACCTCACCACGAGGAGTTAAATTTAAATATCCAGGGAATGGTATGAATATAGGTTTGAAGTTTGCTTTATTTCCAATTGCGTAAAAGACTCTAATATCAGAAAATTCATTAATATGTGCAGAGAGAAGGACTTTAATAGAAGAAGCCGCTTCTTGAAGATTAATTTCTTTTGATATATACTGACATCCGGTAGGATCAGTTTCAATCGCATTTACTCTATTATCAGTTTTATAATTTTCAATTAAACTATCAACTCTATTTGAAATCAATATTGCATTCATTCTTTGAGTATCGATAATTGGAGACAAACGACGATCAATAGTGCTTAAATTAAGTTTTAATGCTAAAGATCTATCTCCAGGTAATGCTTGAATTTGAGTATTATTAGTTTCATTAATTCGTGATGCAATAATTCTGGGTGATGACAAATAATTGGTTCGCCCAAGATTGATAGGTTCAAATCCTTGATCAACAAATGGGATTTGGATTCCTTCTCCAGAACCATTACCAAGACTAGATCCAGAAACTGTTCTAAGTTCTGCAGTTAAATTTGTGCCTTGAACTGTTGTATTTAACACATGTGGACAAATAATTTCAAATGGCATATTTTGAGATGCTTTTATTTCTTTTCCTCCACTTGATTTTGTCTGATTAACATATAGTTGAGGGAAACTTGTGCCTGTTGTTCTTCCTATACCAGCAGAAGACATGTCTAATTTGATATTATAAGAATCAAATGTTAATGGATTAGATATTGTAACATCACTCATACGGTGAGTTTTATTAATTCTTCTCAGAGAAATACCACCAAGTTCATACTTATAAACAGGCGTTCCTGCAAGATAATTTTTCCTGACAGTGCTATCAACTCCTCTAGTAATTCCAGATATCACGCCACCAGAGGCTCCAGTATAACTTATAATTTCATCTCCAATCAAAATATAACCAGGATATGTTGTTCCAACAGACACATTTTCAAGTGTGCTAAAATTGTCCGTGCTTATAACTGTGATATTTGCAGTTGAATCTGCACTATATGGCAATGTAAGTGATGTAGGAATAATATCAGATTCTACATCAGATATTGTTACTCTATTAAATTCATGATGCATTCCATGATTTCGATGGTCAACTTCAACATGCAATCCATCACTAATTACAGTAATATCTTCAATTTGAACATTTCCTCCACTAGATGCGTTAAGAGTGGTGGTAATGCCCAAATTATTTGTATATTGAACTGTTTTTCCAGCACCAGCAATTACAAAGTTTCCTTGAACATTATCAAGCACTAATTCATTCGTGCTTGCAATTGATACAACAGACAATCTTGCATTTCTACCTACAGAAATATTTCCAATAGTTGTAATCCCAAGAACATCACCAACTTGATAACCAGTTCCAGAATTGACGACTGTTGCTGCAACAGCGACACCATTTTCAATAGTGACACTTGCCGTTACATTTTTACCAGATCCAGTAATACTTGTAAGTGCAATTCCAGTAAAAGTAAATGAACCAAGCACTGGAGTATAACCAATTCCAGCATTTATAATACCCAAAGATGCAGTTGCGATTCCAGCACTTCCAACAAAATTTCCTGTAGCATTTGTTTCTTGTTGCCTGATAGTATTACCTAAAGATAATTGAGTTGTAATTCCAATTTTATCCGTTATGCTTGAAGTTAATCCTATTCTTATTTTTCTTGAATTTAAATTCAGAGAATCTGGCATTAGAGTTGGAATTTGTCCATTGCCTTCAGATAAAATAGGATTATAGAGTTGTACTTGACCTTCATTTGCAAATTCTGCACGATAAAGAATAAATTTCAGATCTTCCCACTGACTTGGTTCCCAAGTAGAAGCGTTTTGCGATTTAAATAAAGATCCTAAGTATGGTTGATTTGAAATAAATTCATCAGTAAGTAAATCGGATTCTCCAACTCTTGAAATAAATACTCTATATTTTGTAGACCACGATGCAAGAGTAATTGCATACTCTGTACCACCAGACAAATAGACAGGAGCATCGAAAGTTATTCTTGTGGCAACTGTGCCTCTTTGGGATACATTAATTTTATCGGGGGGGACAACAACTTCAGAGAATGGGAGAATTTTTTGAGTTGGAACTCCATTCTGCATTGTCCTCAATTGGAAGGTCATGGGAATCCCCATATCATCTTTAGTTTGGAAGAAAATATCACAACTTGTTAAAAAGACACCAGTTTCGTCATCAACTTGAAACGATTGTGCAAGAGGATCATAATATCCAACTTGAACTTGTTGACTTGATGTTCTAATAACAGTTGTTTTTGTTAATTGAAATCCCTGTGTTCTTTCTACTTTCTTGGATTCTGCTTCTCTTTGATGAGAGACTTTTGCATTTCTAGTCGAAATAATTTGCTCTTGAACTGTTTCTAAAGTTCCATTAGCACTATATTGATCTTCACCTACAGTATCTGCAGATTTTACATCATTAATTGAACTGTTAGATATTGTGAAAGTTCTTGTACCTGTATTAAATCTCGGGTTAGTAGCAACATTAGGATTAGGAATAAAGAAACTACCAATCAAAGTAGCACCAAGATCAGAGACTAGACGAACATTAGTGATTGTTGCTTGAGCACCACTTGTTTCTCCGACTAAGAGCATTCCAGTCTCAGCATAACCATAAAATTGTCCTTGAGCCTGCTCTGATAGTGAATATGTATCAACATTTAAAACAGTTGATGTTGAGGAATATGTTGATGGTAAAATTGTCGCATTTGCTGTCCCTTGCAGTTGAATCGTTCCGGGTGTGCCAGCGTATGTATCTAATCCGGTTGCTGCAACTTGGGAAACATATGGATTATTTGTGAAAACAGATGTTGGGGCATTATATGGACCCTCTTTATGATTAGATTGTGCCACTCTGAATCTAATGGATGGAATAGCTTTTTGATCTTCAATTTTTGCACTTCTAACTCTACCAACCACTCTCTCTCCAACACTAAACACTCCAGAAATCATTCGAATTTCCAAAAGTTTAGGAACACAATATTTGGTTACATTGACGCCATCAAAGAATGCATAAAGTTGTGTAAGTGGTTTAGTTTTTTTAACTACAAATTCTACATTTCTAGAACGCATAAACTGAATAACTTCTCTACTTATAACTTTATCTCCTTGAGATTGATTATCAAATTGAGGTGTAACAATTGTTCTGACACCAGTTCTTGAAGCAGTACCAACCTGTAAAGTTTCCGTATATTCATGTTCAAAATCTGTGACAGTTCTTGTCCCCATAATCGCCCCAGGTTGTCTTGGGCGATGAATATGCCCAACATGACGAGGATTTCTAACTTCTGATGTAATTTTCTTTTCTACACGACCTCTTTCTGTTCCAGTCCAAGTTGTTTCCCAGGCATTCCATAAAACAGGACTCATTCCAGTTTGTGGATCAACTCCCTCTGTTTTTCCGAGTCTTGCCATTGTTTCTGCATAATTTCCTTCAACATTAATAATTTTTGCTTCAGTTCTTGCAGTATCAACCCAAGTATCAGTTTCTGGAGTTAGTGCTACAGTTGCCTGCCAGAAACTAACCAGAAATGGAGTCACACTTTCTGTGCGTGTTGCAAATGTTTGTTTTAACCACTCTTTTTCAGTATAATCCAGTGTAATAATATCTAAAGACCTTTTAATATTTGTTCCTTCGGGCGTGAGGTATCTACGATCTGCTGCTGGATTAACATTTTCAACGGGTCCAACCATTAAATCAATTGAATTTGTATAATGGCGTGGTCTTAATTCTTGATTTTGTACATCAATGCTATTATTAATTGAACGAGTTTCATCTTGAGGAACAAATGAAGTAAAATTATCAACAAAGAATCCAGATTTAAATTTATTCAATCCTTCTTGATCAGGAATGAAAAGATTTTCTGTTTTTTGCTCAAGTAAATTAAGAGATGTATAATATTCTAAATTTTTAATTCTAGTTTCAAGTTCTCGAATGTCCTGCATTCGATAACGTTTATTGTTCAGGAAACTAATTTCTGCTTGATTTGTATGTAACAAATATGCAGGAAGAGTTATTGTACCTAATTCTAAAGCATCATCAATTGGTATTGGTTTTTCTGGATTTTCTGAAGGTTCTCCATATTGAACTTGAAAAATACCCGCTTTGGTTGCAAAAATAGAATCTTTTCTTCCCAGAAAATAGGAATAATTTGTTGTAATAGATTCATCAGAGGCTAAAATATTTGTAGCCGAATTTCCAGGACCATCAAATCTTCTACCAAAAAATTCTAATGGAGATCTTGCATTAAGTTGGACTGTATAATCTGATACTTTTGGACGAATATCAATGATATCTGTATTGCGATATCCATCAACAATTTGAATGTCTCTTTTGTAATTAAAAATATCATAAGAGTTTTTAGTTACAATGTCTCCAGTGTCTGAAGCTTCAAAATAACCATTTGCAAAATAAATTTTTAGTTGTTTTGATGGTTCCTTGAAATTTTTCTTTCTTTGTAGAAAAGAGTGATCATAAAATGATCCTTGTTGATTATTGTTAAAAGTGAATGCAGAAGTTACATTTTTACTTGTAGTTGTTAAAACTGCAACGGTGCCCTGAATTTTAGATTCCTCAAACGTTATAAATTCTCCCTCTTTAAATGGCACAGTATTTTCTGGAATATATGTAATCTGAGAATCACTTATTCTTTCTGCATATATTGCAACAGATCCAGAGTCTGCACCAATAATTCTTTCCCCAATGATTAAATCTGATGTTTTTCCGGTTGGACCATTTAATGCTGAAATTGTAATTTTAGGAGCTGAAGCAGCTCCAGTATCATTAGATTCATATACTGCATGAAGTCTAACAACATCAGCAAAATTTAAAGAAATATCTTCATCTTGAACTCTAGTTGCATATGGAAAGTTTCCAAAAACTAATCCGTCATTTAATGTTGTAGCTCCAATTCCAGATCCTTCAACTTTTGATTTATTAACAGTAATGGCATTTACTCTATTGAGTCTTTTTACTTTTGCTGTTGGTTTATTTTTTCTCAAAGTTGCCACTAAAGTAGCTCCAGTATCATCAGCACCAAGATTATTAATTTGTAAAATTGTTGATCCAGATGAATAAGAAAATTTATCTGATGTTAAAACTTCTGTTTTTCCACCTGATCTTATAAGAGTATATCTCTCTTCATCAAAATTTAAAAATGTTTCATTTGTTCCTGCAACAAGAGCAGCAGATAATTGATTTCCAGAAATATTAACTGTATATGATCTTCTTATATTAATAGATGCATCAGTTAAATCTACATCAGATATTAAATTACGAGGCATTGGAGTATAAAGTGTATTATCCTCAGATTTATTCACAGACGTTACAAGCACCTTTAAATCAGTAACACTTAGATTACTTCCCACCGGAAGTTTTCCTTGTGCCACCCCAATGACAGTTGCAACACCAACAACCTCAATTGAAGTAGTAGCAACACTTACTACTCTAGCAAAATTTGGTTCTGGATTTCCACTAGTATCATTGAATTGAATAATATCATCAACTTTAACTATTTTTCCGGGAAAAATTGGATTTGTGCTCCTAACTACACTTCTGCCACTAGAAGCATTATATGGGGTAATAGTTGCTATTCCGATGTTTGCAAATTGGGTCTGAATGGTATCAGCACTGAATGTTTTAGCAGATCCGACTTCTGCTAAATCTGGTCCCCCATAAACTGCTTTTACATCTGAAAGTCCATACGTTGTAACAGCAGTTGCTACGCGAGTATTTTCAATCCCATTAAAAATAAATGGTTCATTTGTTAAAAATTGTCCAGAGATTTCATAAACTGTTAAAGCAGTCCCTGCAGAAACAGACGATCTTAAAAATCCTGTTGTCCCACTATACTTACCTTTGATAAATGATGGAACAGGTAAAGTAATTGGTTCATTTATTGTAATTCTAGTAAAAAGTTGCACATCATATAAAGAAATATCCCACTGATTAATATCTGGATTAGCAACGGTATATGATCCAGATTCTAAAGCAAAATCATATACCCTAGCAACACCAATTTCAATTCCAGGAGAAGAAAGACTATTAACACCGACTCTTTGATTTCTTAAACTTACAATATAAGTGTTACCTAATCCAACAATTGGAGATCCAGTGATATTATTCAGTCTTAGTAAAGACCCTGTGGTGTAATTAATTGCTTGATTATTTAAAGTCCTTGATGTTCTTGGTTTAGGAACATCAAGATATGTTGCATTAAGAGTTTCTATCTCATAACCTTTTACAAATGCTTTTCCTGGAGAAAGAACATAATTGACTAAATCTTCGCTTGCTGGAGAACCGCCATAGGTAAATTCTCCCTCATTGTAAATGCCATTATTTCCAATTCTGTTATTTAAAGTTTCACGAATAGTGACATCAAATGGCGATACAGTATAATCTCCCGATTCTGCAAATGTTCTTCTAGCTAATTCATCTGCAATAACACTGTATTGAGTATTTTTAACCTGAGATCTTAACTGACCCTCACTAACAATTGCGAGTTCTACAAAATTCGAATCATTAAAGTCGTCTATTGGCTTTGCAAACAATGATAAAGAAATTTTAAGACGATCTGCTCCTGGGGCGGCATAGTTATTAAATCCCTTTGAATTATCAGTGAGTGTTTCATCTTCGTCTGCATTAATAATTTCTTCTTGGATTCGAAGACCAACACGAACACTAGGAGTGTTTGAATACTGACTTAAAATAATAGTCTCATCAAAAACATCAACAAAATATCCTCTGACAAAATATACACCATTAACAATAGAAAAAGCAGCTCCAGTGGCAGTTGCATTTTCTGCTATTAATGAGGCAAATGCTTCACCAGCAGGAATAAATGGATTATTTAACGGTCCAGTGATAATATCAACGTCTGCCGTTAATAACTCACCATCGCTAAAATTTTTCTGATCGTCTTGTGATCCTGTCGATAGATATGAAATATACAGAGTAAGATTTCCTCTTTCAGAATCTTCTGATAATAAAATTTTTGATACAATTGCTGTAACACCAGAAGAAAGTCCGATAATTCTTCTATTGATTAATTGATCCGCATAATACGATACTGGAATTCCCAAATGGGTATTATTTAATTGTATGCAAAAATACTCTTGCGAATACGCAGTGTTTCCAGGAATAACTTTTGCACCTTCTTTAAAGAAGTGTTGTCCAAACTTTTCAATCTGATTTTGGAGAATGGATTGAAGTCCTGTTAATTCTCTTGCTTGTACAGGATATCCTGGTTTAAAAAGAACTTTATAATAATTATCTCCAGGGTCAAAATCATCAAAATATGGAGAGACATTGAGATTTGTGAATTGGGTCATAGTTAGTTAGAACTGCAATATAATTTTGATGTCTTCCTTTTGACTAGAAGATCTCTTGATGGCGGGTCTATTATCAACATATATGATATTTCCAGAGTATTTTTTAACTTCTGGATTAGACAATCCATTTGTAAAATTTTGACCAAGATAATATGTTCTATTATTTATTGAGGTAGTAAACCCACTAAAGCTTGTGCTAATAGAGAGATTGATAGATCCCCCTACAATTGTCAAATTGCCACCCGAAGTTGGTGATGATGAGAATCTTGTTAAATTATATCCATACTGTGGGTCTGTTTGTGCTGTTCCAACAGTATTAAAACCAGCAAGAGTTCTATCTTGCCAATATTTCAAAACAC